TCTTGTACTCACTCAAAACATCCTGAACAAATGGAAGCAGGGTGATGACAAGGAGATGCAAAAACTTGCAGTTGAAGAAGAGGGTTGGGTCAAGAGTATGTTCCAGACCGCTGTAGATGAAGAGAAGTCTTGGGCAGATTACCTGTTCAAAGATGGTAGTATGATTGGTTTAAATGAGCGTTTGCTTCATAACTATGTGGAGTGGATTGCCAATCGTCGTATGAAAGCAATTGGAATCAAACCTATGTTTGATATCCCTGCTAAAAACAATCCATTGCCTTGGACCGAGCACTGGTTAAATAGTAAAGGTCAACAAAATGCACCTCAAGAAACGGAGATTGAAAGCTATGTCATCGGCGGAATCAAACAAGATGTCAAATCAGACTCCTTCGCAGGATTCTCTCTATGATCAAATGTTAACTGAGGCAGGACAAGAGGGTAATCCTCTTGCCGAAGTTATGTGGGATAACGAAAAGAGGAAACAGCGACAGCAAGAAGAGGAGCGTAACACCAGGCATAGTGTTGACAAGGGTCAAGACTTTATTGAATCTGGCATGACATTAATTACTGATGTCGATTCTGAAAAGTATCTAAAAAGAAATACTTGACTAAATATTGTATGAGGTCTATAATAGACCTGTCGTTCATCCCACTCTTGGGTGGGACGCAAGTAAGTCGCGGAACGGAGCCGTTCATCTCATGCTAGAACTATTATTCTATACATCCCTCACTTGTCAACAAGCCGATTCAATTATGTTTCGGATGAAAGCAAATGAGAATATTCCTCCTGAATATAAGGTGGAATTGATTGAGGTCATGAAGGAATCAACCCCTGAATGCTACCCATGGGACGCACACGACTGAAGGAACGGGGATTAAAACCCTCTATTACTTTAGGAGTAACAACATGAACACACTAAACATCATCAAGAAGCAGATCCAAAAAGCATCTGCTCTTCACGACGCACAGATTACTATGACCACCTATCGTGGTGTTGAGTATACTACACGTTGTGTTGAAAGCAAAGAGTCTCACGGGACTTTCTGCTATCGTGGTAAAACTTACGTCAAATAATTTATTATTTGAATACGAACACAAAGCACCCTTAGGGGTGCTTTTTTGGTATAATAAATACTGACAACCTATACGGGAGAGTCATGAAACTTTTTCTGGACTGTTCTGACCCAGAGCTAATTGCCTCTGCATTTGAGACTGGACTAATCGATGGAGTTACAACAAACCCCAGTCTAATGTTGAAAGCAGGAGAGGATCCTAAGCACGTTATCAAGGAAATCTCAGCAATCTTTCCATGGAACGCTTCAGTTTCTGCTGAAGTAGTTGGAGATACTGCCGAAGAGATGCTTGATATGGCACAGGAGTACCTGGAGATCGGACCAAACATTACTATCAAAGTTCCATGCACAGTTGAAGGACTGAAAGCATGTAGAGAACTAACAGACGACGACGTACATGTAAACGTAACACTGATTTTTAGTACAGCACAAGCAATTCTTGCTGCAAAAGCAGGAGCAACATATGTGTCACCTTTCGTTGGTAGAGTATTCGATCAGCACTGGAATGGAATCTACTTGATTGAACAAATTGCAGATGTATTTGCAACGCATCAAGTTAAGACTAGTGTTCTTGCTGCATCTATCAGAGATCCTATTCAAGTAACAGATGCCTTTAAAGTGGGTGCTGATATTTGTACAATCCCATTACCCATGTTCTATCAACTTTACAAGCATGTTCTTACCGACAAAGGTCTAGAGCAGTTTGACAAAGATTGGACATCACTACAAGAGAAAATTTAATGCCTAGATCGCAAATGCTTAAGATTGATATGGAAGCCCGTCTCCATAAACTGAAGACCGAGTTATATCAAATGGAAAACCAAACAGGCAAAACTGGTCAGTGGTGTGATGGTGCTCATTATGCATACAATGAAGTCTTAAAAGTCCTACAAGAATATCGAGTATGAATAGGAATAATTTAAAAGTCTTGATACACGACCTTGAAGTTGCTCTTACTTACCTCAAGGCAGAAGTTTACTCCGACACAGAATCCTACCTAGATAGTGAGAATGTGAGACGAGTACACACATACGATGACGACGGAGAAACCGACTAATGAAAAAGAAATTGAGTATGAAAACCCCTGGATTTTTGAAGGACAACCTTTTCTATCTAAAAACATTGACGATCATTATGGGTTTGTCTATTGTATTACAAACGTGCTCACTGGTAAGAGATACATCGGACGAAAGTATTTTAACCAATTACGAAAGCCTAGAACTGGAGGTAGGCGAGTCAAATCTGAGAGTGACTGGAAAAAATACTACGGAAGCAGTGCTGAATTATCTGAAGAACGCAAGCGGCTCGGGAATCTTGCCTATAAACGGGATATAATTAGCCTACATAAATCCAAGGGACTCACAAACTTTGAAGAGACCCGACAACTATTTCTAAACAATGTACTTACGGAGGCATTTGACGATGGCACACCAGCGTTTTACAACTCAAACATCTTGGGTAGGTACATGCGAAAAGACTATTTCAAAACTGGCACAGAGGATGGTTGACGCTCGCTGAGTCGTCTGCTATAATTACGAGGTAGTCAAGAGGAGTTTTCCAATGAACGCAGAGTTCTATGAAATGGACACTGATTGTATTGAAGATGCATTGATGGATTTGATCATCGATCATCTACATGATTCTGCTGCTTTAGAACAGGAAGACCAGACTATCGCTTGGGTCAGTAGCTCAGCGGATAGAGCAACGCACTTCTAATGCGTTGGTCGCAGGTTCGATTCCTGCCTGACTCGTTGCCCCTCTAAGGGGCATACGGTCCATTGCTAGTAAAAGTATGACTACAGCACAGAAGTTTTCTTCCTGTCTTACGATTCTTTCGGAGGCAGTTGATAGACAACTGACACTTGACATCGAGTATCCTATTCTTTATAATAAGGTTGTGAAATTTTATGAGGAGAAAGGTGTCGATTTCTATGGTGATGTAGATGAGGATTATGATATCCTCCTTACCAAACTTGAACAAGACCTATTTTATTATGAATCCCGTGAAAACGCTCCCTCAAGTTCTTCTTGAACGCTCACCATATCGGTATGTCTCTGTTGGGGAACTCGACAACGGGTTCCCTGACTACCGAATTCAGAAATTTGATGAGTGGACCAAACGTTACAAAGACATGTATCTCTGTGACAATGGTATGCAAATCAGTCTTGCCATGGAAGACTTTGAATACACCAAATGGTTAGATCCTGCAGGTGTCCCATGCTATGTTCGTGACTCAGTAAAACTATGACATCTTATCAAAAAGCAATCAAAGCACTCGAAGAATGCGTCAAAGACGCTATGGAAAACGACATCGATCCTGGTCTTCAGATGGAAATCTGGCGACACTATCAGGGGATGAAAGCAATTCAGCGTGAAGTTCCAGAAGCAAAACAAAAAGAGTATAAATTCTCATTGAATGATGACTCTATTACTATTACCTCTGGTTCTTATGATCCCGATTACAACATTCAGGCAGCACAACCTGTTGATGTTGGATTTGGAGGTTTCTATCAGGGAGATGATGTAATTACATTCTCCTAGTCTTTACCAATAGACTTTAAACTAGATGGCGTTTGCGCTGGATGACAGTTGCACATATGGATAAGAAGTTTTCCTAGTTTTCTCCTTTAAAAACTAGGTGGTGGTGCCAAACCCCTTCCGTGTGGCTGTTTTCTTGTTTAGCAGTCAAAATAACAAAACAAGTGGCGTGCATGACGACCTAACTAAGGACCTATTATGGGTCCTTTTTTCATGCATAAGGTATCTTAATCAAAGAAAGTCTTTACAAAACTTTAAAATTGATATATACTATGTAAAGTTTCATAACAAAGAACGATGACCGTAGTAACTGAAGACGGCGGACGCACAAACATGTACGCCACAGAACCTAGGATGTATATCTCTGAGACTGACGCACAGCGTTATGGATATGAGACATATGCAGAAAAAGCAGAGAAATTAAATGGACGCACTGCTATGGTTGGATTTGTTGCTGCTGTTGTCTCTTATGCTTTCAGTGGTAGCGTATTTTTCTTTGGTGCGTTCGGATTCTGATGATTGAACTCCTCACTTACTATGTGATTGGTGGTGCCCTTATTCTAGGACCACCTGCAATCTTCCTGATTATTGCTATGATGGGAGCGATCCAAAATACGAAAGGTCGTATGGTTGGATACAAAGACCACAAAGAATATGGTGATAGTTCCATCTATGAGAACTCACCATCAGACCAAACTCAATTTTATCTTACACTCGGAGAAAACTAATGAACGAAAACGCAGAACGCATTAATGGTTGGGCAGCAATGATCGGAGTCATTGCAGCAATGGGTGCTTATGCATCTACAGGACAAATCATTCCAGGTATTTGGTGATGGCATTTGTAGTCGCAGCATTGCTGATGCTAATTCCTATTGGAGCAGTAGTAGGTAAATCATGAACTTGGAATGGGCACAAACAGTCATCTTCTTATTGACACCATTCTTTTTCATGCTACTATTAGTGGAGACTGAAGATGATGATGATAACGGACCACCTGATGGTGGAATGTTACAACCACTACAAACTCCAGTATATAATCCAATCTAAATACTTTCTTTCCAATGAATGAAATGCCAACGGACCTTTATCAGGACATGGAAACACTCAATGCTTTATATGAAGAACTCTGTTGGCCAGCAGACAAACCATTGGAATTCAAAGCAGACTATGAGAACGACCAAATTGTAATTAGACTTAAACGAGACTAAATAAAAGCATATCGTCGTCGCTTAGACAAAGGGGTAACTGGCACAATCCAGTTGACACCCCTTTTTTTATATGCTATTATAGTGAGGTTCACATGAGAAAAATGATTCTTCCAACACTAGCACTATCTGCTGCTGTAGTAGCACCCTTCATGATGGCACCTCCAACGATGCCACCAGAACCCGTTGCTATAGAAGTAGAACCTCTTACATGGCAGTGCCCTGAATGCTCTTCTGAAGAGCAGTATGTTCTAAAGAAACTTCAGGAGAACACTAAGATTACTGATCGTAATGCTCTTGCTACACTGATGGGCAACATCAAGCAAGAGAGTAAGTTCATCTCCAACATCTGTGAAGGTGGTGCTCGTGTCTCCTATACCGAGTGTAAGAGTGGTGGGTATGGTTTGATCCAGTGGACCTCTATCGGTCGCTACAAGGGTCTTGGAAACTTCTGTGGAAGATTCTCATGTGATCCATCTTCACTCGAAGGTCAGACTCGCTGGATGATTAACGAACCAATCTTCCGACGTGTCCTTCCTGAGTTTGAAGGTCGTGGTCAGTCCATCTCTCAGTATATGGTTCCTGCCTACTACTGGTTGGGATGGGGCATCAAAGGTAATCGCGAGGTTTATGCTTGGGATTACCACGACAAATTCGTATGGGCATAAATGCTCAACTTTTGGGGGTTGACGAAAAACGGACCTCCTGCTATACTAAATAGGAAAGCAAGTTAAGGATCCAACACAATTCTTAACGCTTCTTTACACGCCTCACCGAGACTAAACAGCGTGTCTAAACAAGAGTCTCTCATACCTGTTGCTGAGGGTGTAACAGGCATATCTTACTAGTGTTTCCCTGCACTCATATCTAACCCTTTTCAATTCAATGGCAACTCTTTCAAGGCAACAACAATCAACCTCTTCGTGGGAATCTTTCTGCGAGTGGGTAACTTCTACCAATAACCGCCTCTATGTCGGTTGGTTCGGCGTACTGATGATTCCAACTCTGTTGGCAGCAACTATCTGC